TCCTTTGCTCTTGCCATTCTTTGTACCCTCTTTGATCCAATCCCCTCAAATAAAGGATCACCTCCCATAGCTAATGCAACAGGAACATCAACAGGAGTAGGAGGAACCAAAGGAGCATCAACAGGCAAAGGAGAAACCTTACTAAGAATTGCATCGTCCAAAATCGTTCCTCCTGGAGCAGGTGCTGTAGGTAAATTTGCCGGTAACACAGGAGCAGGTGCTGCAACATTAATAGGAACACTTGCTAATTGTTTTGGGGTTAAAACCTGCTCTTTAAACGCTTGAACATCCCTTGCCCTTAATCTTCTTGGATCCGTTCCATATTGTCCGATGTCTTGAAAGAAATCATACGCTTGTCTTTTTTCCTGATCCGTTGGACCCTTTCCTGTAACACCTTGATATAATCTTGTAATTTGACCTGGTGAAACCCCTCCCCCTTCAAACGCATAATCGGAAAGTCCATAAGTTTTTTTCCTCTCCTCAAGTAAGTTCCCTTTAGCCAACTCCATATCTCTTTGCGAAAGATTAAAATCCTGATCTTCAGGATTAAAATAAGTAGTACGATACGCTTCAATCTCCGCAGAAGTTGGCGGGCGATCAACCGTTCTTAAAAAAAAGTCCGTAACCTCCCTTCCAAAAGATGTATCCCTTAAACGCTCCAAATCCGCAGCCCTTGATAACTCCGATTTTTCACCCTCATCAAACTTTTTATCACCATAAAAATATTTTATATAGTAATCAATATCTGCTTGACTTGGATCACGGTTTAACTTGGATTTAAAAAACGGAACAAACTCTTTTTCAAAAGTAGAATATTCCGTATCTGTGAAATTCGTTGTATCTTCCATTAGTAATACTCCGCTACAATTTCTTGAGACTCATCTCCAAACTCTTCATCAGAATCCAAAGATATAAAATTACCTGCCCGAAAACGCATAAGTGCCTGTGTTGTTGAGTCTACCATATCATCATTATCCCCATTTGGAAATGCCGCACACTCTTCAATTAAATCATCTGCCCAACTAGTATGAGGAGCCCAAACCATGCCAGACTCTAAAATAGGAGCAATAGAATTTGCCCTGCTCACTTTATCCTGTCCAGCCCTCCTGCCTCCAGGTGAATACATTGTAACAGGAATCCCAACCCTTCGTAACTCCTGTTGTAACGTGGTTCCCGTAGCTTTTGCCTCAATCAACACATTATCCGGCCTCCACTCATCATACTCCTCCTTCGCAATCCTCTTTAACTCAGGAAAATCCCACCGACCCTTCGTAACATTTAACAAAATAATACTAGGCCCCGAATCCTGATTCCTAATAAAAACCCCCCAAGTCGTAATCACCGAATAATCCGCAGTCTCCTTTTTACTATAAGCCGTATCATAACTCTGAATAATATAATTCACCAAAGGAGGATCCTCATCAGGCCACCTCTGCCACCACTCCCTTTTCAATATCGCACCATCATCATTCGTAGGTTGCTGCTGCCACTGTGCTTGCCACTTCTGAGAAGACAAAGAAGCCTTTACCCCCTCCAACTCCTCCAGTTTCCAAAAACTAGGCCATAACGCATTACCACTAGGTAAAATCGCAGGAAACTCTATCACCTCCCACCGATCCGCATTATGACTAGATTGAGCCCTCACTAAACGAGAAGTTAAATCTTTCGTGTTCCATCTCGTCATCACAACCACAATCGCACCACCCGGTTGCAAACGCTGACGAGGACCAGAACTATACCACTCCCACGCATTTTCCATCGCAAGTTCTGACAACGCATCCTGCTCCGAATGAGGATCATCAATAATCAAAAGATCCGCACCCCTTCCTGTCATCGCACCACCAACACCTACTGCAAAATACTCCCCTCCATGATCCGTGTCCCATCGGCCCGCTGCCTTGGAATCTGCCCTCAACGCAACACTTGGAAATAAACTTTTATACCCCTCCATATCCATCAAATTCCTAACCTTACGTCCAAACCTCACGGCAAGTTCTCCCGTGTGGGTTGCTTGAATAATCTTGGTATCCGGCTTATGGCCCATTGCAAACGCTGGAAGTAAATAACTCGCAAACTCAGACTTTGTATGTCTAGGAGGCATATTAATAATCAACCGCTTCAACGAACCCTCAATAATCCGATTAAACGCTGCCGCCATCTTTTTATGATGAGCATCAATAATCGCTTCAGGCCAAACATATCTACAAAACGATAAAAAATCCTTTTGAGCACTTTCCTGAAGGTTGAGCTGCATCAACCTGTACTCAAGCTTTAACCTCTCTTCTTCAACTTCAGGTGGGGTTTGCTGCAACGGCTACCTTCTCCTTTGGTTTTACCGATGTTTCACATGAAACATCTTTTGCCTCCACATCTAGAATTTCTTGCGGAGTCCCTCCATAAACTTTTTTAATTTCATCCAACTTTCTAACAACCTCTTCTTTAGACATTCCATCAATCGTCCCATACCTTACCTCTTTCTTATCAACATAAATTGTTCCTAAAGCCTGACCCCTTCGATACTCTGCTTGAACAGCCGCTCCAAAAGCTCCAGCTTCCAATGCAGCATCCCGTATCTTTTGCATATCCCTCATATGTCTATCGAAACTCGTTCCATACTTCTGGGCAAGTTCTGCACGGTACGATTGTATAGCCGCAACAACATGAGGACAAATTTCAGGATTCGTTAACTTCCAAGCAGTGACCTTTGCAGACTTTTCTGAATACCCTGCCCGTAAAGCAGCCTCTTTCATCGTGATCTGCCCGTCATGGGCTACCAACTCTTTGACAAAGGTCCATTCTCGTGTTGTGAGTTTGCGATGCGTTTTCAGTTTCCCAACATTCGAGGTTAGTCTTTTCTGTAACTTGTTTGGAAGAATAGGTGGAACATTGTAAACATCTTTCTTTCCCATTAGTATAATACACCTTTCAAAAAAAATTGCTAAAAATTTTTACGCAAAACGCTTTTTTAGACCTATGGGGGGTCTTTTTTAGGAATAATAACTCATTTTTGTTTACTTGGTAACTATTTGAGCGAAATCGAGCTAAAGCAAGCGATAGCTCCGACCGTGGGTCATTGTAAATTTTCCAGGAAAAAAAATTATTTAAGCTGGTAAAAATTCCAAAGGGACTCCGACTCATTACCGGCCAATTGACCAGTTGACCAGCAGCCAATTGACCAGTTGACCAGCAGCCAATTAACCAGGAACCAGGAACCAGGGTTTTTCATACGCCATAGATTTTTAGAGTCGCTTTGTTCGAGGATAGCGAGACAGGTTTAAAAAGTTATCAATAGTTAAAAGTTAATAAAAAAAAAGGGCTCAAATAGAACCCTTTTTAACAATTATAAAAAAATTAAAATATGATATCTTTAACGGTAATTTTGTTTATATCAATATCTCTGTTAGAGTCTAAACAAGATTTATAATCAAGTTTTATACTATCAATTAAACCACTTAAAGAATCTAAAGACAATTTATAATTTTTTTGTCTAAAGAAAGTCTCTACTATAAACACAGGTATAATGTAAATATCATTAGTGCCATCATATTCAAATGTTATAGCTATTTCTCCCTTTTCAAAATTCACGTTAGGTTCAAACTGACCGTTTTTATAACTTTTAAAATGATATAAACCTAGATCAAAATTAATAGCCATAAAATTCTCACTTTCTTAAATGTTAAACACAAATTAAGAGTATCACATAAAAACGTATTATACAAATAAAAAGGGTTCAAAATAGAACCCTTTTTAAATAGAATGAATAAAAATATGTCAGGCTGCTTTTTTACCCATCAATTCTAGTTCAACATCAGTTTTATTAGTTATGTAATGAAAAACTTTTTCCGCATTGCTACAAGCTGATATTAATTTTGTTGGGTTCTTTTTCAAACCCTGATACCAACTATCTAAATAGGCTTTATGGTTATCTGAGATTTCACTAGATTTTATATTGTAGTAATCGTCTAAAAGAGTCGAACCTAACTCAACTATTAATTCCTCAAAAGCATATTTCATAGATCCAAAAGAACCCGTCATATCCCGATTTAAACGGGATTCGTGACCGGTTGAATGTCCGCATTCATGAAACAATGTGGTTAAAAAATGATCATTATTTTTAAAACTTTCTTTTAATGGCATAGAGATAGAATCAAATGTGGGAGAATAACAAGCAATATCTACGGCTTTGATATTTACTCCGCCCTTAAGATCTAACCCTTTAATTAAAGCTACTTCTAGATCATTTAATGGAACTTCCTTTTTTGGTTGTTCGGGTTTATGTTTTAATTCGATCTCATTAATAATTTCATCAGCTTTTTCATCTTTTCCTACTAATTGCGAAAAGTTAAAAACATTAGAATAGTTATATTTTAAAAAACTACAAAAGACAGGGTTTCCATCTTCATCTAACTCTGGTTTTCCGCTTTTTGTTTTTTCAATAGAAACTTGAAAAGGTTTAAAAACATTACTAGCCTTTTCCCCTTTAACAATTTTGCACCAAATATCCTTACCAAAAAGATGAATTCCATTCAAACTAGTAAGCCATAAAAAAGAACTATAATTATTCTTCATTTGAACAAAAGCCAAGAAAAACGAATTACTGCCCTGATACACATTTTTTGTACAAGGGTTTTGATGCCCTTGTAATTTAAAGCTTTTAGCATCCCATGGTTTTTGCCATTTGTCAGCTTTGTTATTGGGGTTAAATAATGATTCAATCATATCCTGCAAAATAGCATTATTCGACACTTGTTTTGCAGTCAAAACCTGTTCTCTTTTCTTTTTCATATTCTAACTTTCTAAGTTATCGTTAAACACAATATAAAATTATCATATTTATTTGTATAATACAAGCGTTTAAACAATAAAAAAGGCTCCATATTGGAGCCTTTATATAAACAACCCCGTTAATCAGGACTGTTATTTTTTGGATACACTTCTCTAACTTTATTTAAATCCTCATAGTTTTGTTCATAATGAGCTTTAATCTCGTTTTGCATATCTTCCGGTAATACATCCCAATAGTCATTAATCACATTTTCAAAGAAATTCTCTTTTGTATTGTTAC